ATTCCCTGCGGCCATCGCAGATTATCACCTGGACGCGCGGCGACGGCACAGCGGAAAACCTGACCGGCGCAACGTTGACCGGCAAGATACGTGACAACGTTACCGGCACGGTGCGTGACATTGCCGGTACGCTAACCGTAACAGACGGGGCAAATGGCGTGTTCACATGGGCTTACCATGCCGATGATGTAGCCGACGCCGGCCGGTTCATGGTGCAATTCAAGGCGACGTTCGGGGATAACCCATCCCCGGCGCGCACGATTGCGAGTGAGTGGTTTGCGTATGAGGCGTTCTGATGAAAGTAAATGCAAACATCTATGTTGACATTGATGGTGTTTTGTGCGTGGAGGTCGCCGCCGGCTATGGTGACGCCATCGAGCTACGCAACGCTGATGAGTGCCTGGATTTCCTGGTGAGTGTTGCCACCGAAGCGAACAGGCATTTTGGTACAGCCATGAGGGTGTTTTGGTCTGTTGGTGAATTGAATCATAGCGCCATTGCCGAATTCGTCAACGACCTCGCCCGCAAAACGCTGGATCTGCCGATTGACTGCGATGCGCTTCAGCCGCCGACATTTGAGCAGCGCCACGCAGCGAATGAGGAAGCGACGCATGAGATTGCGGCATTCTTGGATGGGAATGGATAGCAGGCATGGCACTGTCAGCACAGCAGCAGTTTTTCGTAGAGGAATACCTACGCACGTTCAACGCTACCGATTCGTACATGGCGGCGTATCCGAACGCGAAGCGCAACACTGCTACGTCGAATGGCTACCGGCTGCTGAAAGAAAATCCTGAAATAATCGAGTTGGTGCAGGTTCGGCTATCTGAAGCCGCCATGAGCGCCGATGAGGTGCTAGCTAGGTTAGCCGCCGAAGCGCGTGGCGACATTGATGATTTCCTTGACGATGATGGCAATTTCGATCTGGATAAGGCGCGCAAGGCAAAAAAAACAGGACTCATCAAGAAGCTCAAGACAAAAACAACCACACGCACTGTCGGTGAGATGGAAGTGAAAACAACCGAAGTCGAATTCGAGTTGTATGATGCGCAAGCGGCCAAAGCGATACTCGGTAAGCATCACAAGTTGTTTACAGATAAACAGGAAGTTGACTTGAAGACACAGGTCTTAGTCACTGTTGACCGATGAAGTTCAGCGAGATTTGTCAGTTTACCGATAAACAATGGCAAGCAACCGAAGCAGCCGACAGATACCGTTACATGCTTTTTGGCGGTAGTCGTGGCCCTGGCAAGTCATACTGGTTGCGTTATTACCTGTTGCGCCGCTTGTTGATGTTCGCTGCTGACGGATTGATGAATGTAGATGTCATGTTGGCGTGTGAAGACTATCCCAGTTTGACCGGGCGGCAAATCACCAAAATCAAAAAAGAGTTTCCGCTGTGGTTGGGTGAAATTAAATCAACGCAGGATAAAGGGTTGGGGTTTCATCTACATACTCAATATGGCGGCGGATCTATTCTTCTACGCAATTTAGATGATCCTAGTCGGTATCAATCATTTGAGTTTGCGATTATCGGCATTGATGAATTGACCAAGAATCCGGTGAGTACGTTCAATATCCTGCGTGGCTCATTGCGCTGGCCTGGTATCAGCCGCACTCAGTTTGTGGCGGCAACCAATCCAGAGGCGAATTGGGTACGTGACTACTGGATAGAAAAACAATTTCCGCCTGAAATGGCGAGCGTTGCCGATGAGTTTGCTTATGTGCCAGCGCTACCAGGCGACAACCCGCATCTGGACGCTAGTTACTGGAATGAGCTAAACACACTATCGGGACCGCTGCGTGAGGCGTGGCTACATGGTGACTGGTATGCAGGCGTAGAGGGTTTAGTTTACGACAATTTTACATCTGACAACATCGTCAATACTGAACCGGATAGAGAGTGGCCATTCGAGATAGCCATTGATGACGGCTATATTGACCCACGAGCAACACTGTTTATCCAAAGGATAGAAGGTGGTGACATACTTGTGTTTGATGAGCTTTACGAAACCAAAACGCTCGAAGAGGATAGCATAGAGCATATCAAACAGAAGTGCGAACGTTGGGGAATGGCGCTGCCACGTCAGGCGGTGGCGTCGCACGAAGCGGTAGCATTGCGGCAGCGGGTGACGGCAGCGAGTATTTATTGTCGTAACTGGTTAGAGGAAAAAGCGGGCGGCAACAAGTCAACTCGATTGGCCGCTATCACGTTGACCCGTGGTCTCATCTGCGACGCCAACACTCATCGGGCAATCAAGATTCACCGGCGCTGTAAACACCTGTTGGATGAGATACGTTCTGGCTATAAGTATCCAGATGGCAAACACGGATTAGAGACGTTCCCAGAGGACGGACATGATCATGCGTGCAATGCGTTAGAGTCATGGATCTGGGTAACGTTCGGCAAAACACAGACGAGCAACGTGCCGATTGTGCAAGCGAAAGCAAGAGGATGGTAACAGATGGATGAGCAACAAGCAATCAACATGGCGAAACAAGCTTTGGCTGATATTCCAGACGATGAACAATACAGTCAGGATGAACAGTTGTGGAATGAGTTACTATCCACCTATCGCAAATTGAAGGCGTCCAGGCCGGAAGAGCGCAGCGAACGATCAAGGTGTTTCGCCGTTTGCTTGACTGAATATGAGAAGGTACTCGGCTATTTCCACACGATGATTTTGAGCGATTTCGAGGGTTAATCTTATGGCATGGTATAGCGGCATTGTGAACTTTTTCCGGCAACCGGCGCCGATTCGGGGCATTTCGCCGGTGATGGTGCGCGCTATGCCAAAAGGCCGCACGTCCACAGACATGGGTATTGATAGCTTTGCGGCGTCAACATGGTTACATGTGCCGCCGGCCAACTACGATCAAAACTGGCAACTGCTCAACCTGTCAAGTAAAGATTTTGCGCTCGTATCACCGGCCCAACTGCTTGAGATGTTGGCCGACTTATCGCCAGAAGTCAGTCGCGCTCTGTGGGATTTTCTGCGCATGTGCAATCCAGGCTACACCTATAAAGTCAAGCGCCTTGGCAGTGACACTGAAGACAAGCGCGGTAAGGCGGCCACAGACGCTTTTATCAATGCACTGAATGACAAGTATGGCACGTTTGATGTAGTGGTTGGCCGCCTATTCACCGGCGCTTTTATGCGTGGCGCCTTGTGCTCCGAGTTGGTGCTTGACCAACGGGGGCGGATGCCGTTGGACCTGGCTACACCAGACCCTGTGTCAATTCGTTTTCGCAAGCGCACAGACCCATTATTCGGTGATCAGTGGCAGCCGGGGCAGTGGCAAGACTATGATTTTGTTCCGCTGGATATTCCCACTTTTCGCTATGTGCCGATTGACCCAATGATAGCATCACCGTATGGTAGGCCGTTGGCAGCGCCGGCTCTATTTACGTCGCTGTTTCTGCTTGGTATCCTCCATGACCTGCGGCGTGTCATTCAACAGCAAGGCTATCCGCGTATTGACGTGAGTATCGACGTTGCGCAATTGTTAGAGGCGGCGCCACATTTGGCCGCCAACACAGAGCAGTTTAACAACTTTGTCAATGATTTAGTAACACAGGTGGAATCCGCTTATAGCCAACTGCAACCAGACGATGCCTATATTCATACATCGAATGTATCGGTTAATCGACCTGTCGGCACTGTGGATGCCAACAGTTTAGGCGGCATTGATGCCATCATCACGGCACTGGAACGCATGGCGGTGCGCTCGTTGAAAACAATGCCGCTGATGATGGGCATAACCGATACGGTAGGAGACACACAGAGTAATCGACAATGGGAAATCTTTGCAGCCGGTATTAAGTCAATTCAACATTACGCTGAGACGATGCTAGGTCGCTTGTTTACACTGGCGCTAGAGGCGCAGGGTATTCAGGCAACGGTGACATTCCAGTTTGCTGAACTACGGGCCGCCGAGATGTTGCGGGATGCGCAAACCGAAACAATGCGCATTGCTAACGAAAAGGCGAAACGCGATGAGGGTTGGCAAACACAAGATGAGGCAAGCATTGCGATTACAGGCTCACCGGCTGTGGCCGATGCGCCTGTTCAACAGTCGGTAGAGCCGCAGCTTATTCAGGACAACAACGACGGCCAACAGTTGAATGCTGTCACGTTGTCAGAGTTACGTGCAGGTCGTCTGATGGTGACAGAGGCGTTGGATGCTATACAGATGAATGGTTATCATGCACCGAATTGATCGTCGTCTTCATGCTGGCCTAACCCAAATGCAGCGTGCCTATGATGCTGTGCTATCGGTGCGTGGCACGGCCATTGACCGCTACAACGCCAAAAAAACGGCACTAGATGAGGAGTGGCAAGCGGAGTTAGGGCCAGTTATCAATGATCTATACTGGCATCCATTTCGCAATGGTATTGACGAAGCGCCAGAGGATGAACGGGAATTGCGCCGATGGTTGAAACGCAAGTATGAGGATGATGCGACAGTAGCGGCGTTGCTTCTACTCTTGTTGCGCTTCCATCGACGGGCGGCAAACTTAGGCGGACAAACAGCGCTTGACCTGTTGGAGATTGACGGGACATTCAATCTGACCAACGACGAATATCTACAAATGCTAACCGACCGTGCCAACATGTTAGTCGAGCAAGGCAGTGAACAGAGCCTGATTGATACAACCATTGATGACCTGACACAAGCGCTACCGACAGCGCGCCAAAACGAGATAGGCGTACTGTTGGCACTCAGTCTCTACATAGCCGCCAGGTCAGAGCAGCGTACCGTGATGATTGAGCGCTACGAACGACCTTGGGCTGTAGCGACTGCGCAAAATTGGGCCTACACTCACAATGGCGTTGGCTATATCATGTATGATGTTAACGGTGTTGGATGCGTTAAAGTTTGCGCTCCTTGGCACGGCTCGGTGTTTCCGCTGAACGGCGCGCCGGTACGAATTCCCCAACATTCAGGTTGTGATTGCATTTGGTCGCCTGTGCGTTACAACGGCGAGATAGTTGGTATACCGCCAGTTGTTGTATCTGTACCAGGGTTGACGGCATGGGCAGCACCGGCGCATCCGTGGTTAGGGGGAATACCATGAACAAACTGACTATCCGTTGTCCCAAATGCCGCAGCGACCTATGTAGCTTGATTCGGGAAATAGCCAAGATTTACCAGTGCGAAAAATGTAAGTGCGTGTTTCGAGTGGATGATAAGGTTGACAAGCGACTGACGCACACGACCGACAACCGGGAGGGGAAACCGTTGTGACTATTGCTGTGCAAACCGCAAAGAAGCGAGAGTTGGAAATAACATTGCTGGGGTTGTTCAAAAAGTTTACTGAAGAGACAGGGTTACAGGTTGATTCCGTGTTCATTGATGTTGTCGAAACCACTGCGTTTGAGGATGAAATAAATGGTAAGCGGTCGTTTGTCTATTGTATGCCGGAAGTGACAGCGAAACTATAGAGATGTAGAAAACCAACATGTTTTATAGCCTTAGTGAGTTAATCGACGTAATGATAGACGATTACGAGTTCTACACACAACGCGCCGCTGAAAGCATTCACGCCTCGCCATCTATAATCAACTACATACTTGCCAATACCCTCAATGATTCCATAACTGTAGACAAGGATGGCGTTTACCGGATAGCCGGATTGCGGATGATTGCAGATCCGAATATAAATCGTGGAAAAATTGAAATTCGGTAGGATGATGGAAGGTGGACATGTCAGTATTAACCAACCGAGAACGCCAAATTGCATTGCTGCTGGCACAAGGCAAGAGCCAGATCCGAATTGCGCGTGAGTTGGTTGTGAGTCGCTACACGGTATACAACCACGTCAAGAGCATACGCAATAAAACTGGTGCAACGTCGGCTTTCGAGGTTGCGGTAAGGGTTGCGCAAACTCGCTAAAAAAATAGCCACATTTAGGAATAGAATAGCTGTTCTGAACTCGCTACACTGGTTGTAGCGAGTTTTTGATTGGAAGAGCTTAAGCATGTACGTGAATGTTTTTATGGCATTTAGCGCAAAAAGGTTGCGAAATTCCATTTTTTAGATTGGCTGTAAACAATGACTGAATTGTACTCATATCCGGCGCGAGTGTTGCGGGTTGACGCCAGAGCACGGCAGGACGAATTGCTAGGGCTAGCCAAAGCGAACAGCGCTTACGATCCTGCCATTTTCGAGGAACGCACGCCGTTTTTCTGGACGGCGGAAATCAGCAATGATGGCGTGGATGCATACTATACACATATGCTACCTAGCACGTTGCAAAACTTCGCTGCGGGGGCGCGGGCTGGCGTGTCATTCCTCAACAGTCACCGCCACATGGAATTGCCGTTTGGCCGCAGCCTTGACGGGCGTCTCGTAGAAGACAGTAGCCGGCAACGGGTCATGGCAGACTTCTTCACGTTGCCTGGTTTGAACCTGAACGGCATTACCACAGATGACTTTATTGCAGGCGTGCGCTCCGGTATCGTCTCGGATGTGTCTGTAGGTTTTCACGGGGGCACCCATTTTTGCGACATCTGCCAACAAAATTACATGAGTTGGGATTGCCCACATGTGGCGGGGTTGCGATTTGAAATTAAAGACAAGGGGCTAGTGCTCTGCACTGTGTCCATTGACAACGCCATTTTGTCTGAGGTGTCAGGCGTCTACGATGGCGCTACCCCAGATGCCACGATTCAAAAAGCGCAACGGATGGCTGAAGCAGGCGAACTAAAACCCGATGCGGTACGAGTGCTGGAAGCGCGCTACCGTACTCGATTCGATGTAAAGCGTAGTTTTCCGGTAGCCAAACCGGAGAAGGACAAAGCAATGGATTTTGAACAGATTGTCAATCAAATTCGTGAGGTGCTAGCGCTTCCGGCTGATGGCGATGTGGTGGCCGGTGTGTTAGCGGTTTCGACGGCACCGGAAAAGCTGCGCACTGTCGAGACGCAGTTAATCGAGGCACGCGCCAAGGTTGCCGAGTTGGAGCCGTTGGCCGCTGACGGACGGGCCTATCGCAATGATCTCATCAGCGAGGCGTTAGCTGAAGGTGTGCGGGCCTATGGTGACAAGTTCAACCGGGCCACATACGAAGTGGCGCTGAAGGGTGCATCGATTGACCTGATTCGCCAGATGAAAGCAGATTGGGCAGAAGTCGGCAATAGTCGTTTTGCCGGTGGGCGTCAGACGGTTGATAGCAGTCAAGCGCCTGGGAAAGCCAAACGCCAATCATCTGTGCCACAATCGGCTTACGCTGTCTAAGGAGGAACAATGCGCAAAGTATTACTTTCGGCTTCTATTGCCGCCGCCTTACTGACTGTACTCCTGTGGCCGCCTGTGTTGGCTCAGGTATCGAATTTCACCAGCATTGTCTTGAGTGGCGATTTGACGGTTAGTGATGATGCTACCATTGCCGATGATGTAACTGTTGGCGGCGATGTGGTAACTACTCCCGGCACGGCGATTGTTGTCACCAGTGGTAGTACAATCACACCGCTTGGTTCCTATGTGCCTATCACCGGCTCAACCGGCGTTGGTACGTCCAGCATTGCTGGTCCCACAGCAGGGCGACTCATCTATATTGTCAATATGGCAAATGCTACCATCACATTCACCGATACCAGCACGCTCAAACTGAGTAGCAACTTTGCAATGGGGCAATACGACAGTATCACGCTCCGAGGCGATGGAACCAACTGGATTGAAGCGGGACGCAGCAACAACTAGTGGACAAGCAGGAATCCTTACTCAAGGCGTTTCGAGAGATTGCAATTCTGGTCATCAGTGCAATTGAGGATTATCTCAGTACACCGTATGACAAGTCAGCGCTGGCGAAACGTCGGGAAAAAGTGAAATAGACAAAGCGAAAATTAAATATGCTTTGCAACAGCGAGGCGCATCTAGGCAAGGCCGTGACAACGGTTTCGCCGGATGCGCTTCTTTTTGTTTTCAGGAGCAAACACAAATGGCAGATCCACGCAATACAGTAGCCTTTGACGGCATTGGCTACAGCGCACAAACATTTTTAATTGATGACAGCACCATCACCTACAGCGCTACCGCTACCAACGGCAGCAGCAAAGTGGGCTTGGCAGTGGCGCTTTCCACGCATAAGACTGTGGAAACTGCTGGCGATGGCGAAGAAGTGATCGGCAAGCTCATCAGCGTTGAGCCTGACGGTAAATGTGTTGTTCAGACCGGCGGCTACATGACGCTTCCAGGTGGCAATGGTGCATCACTCACCCCCGGCAAGGCCATCGTTGGCGCCTTGAACGCTTCGAGCGCAGAGGGTTACATTCGTGAAGTTGCCACCGGGACTGCCGCCGAACTGGGCCGGTGCAACGGCATGATTATCGACGCAGGCACAACCACCGCCGTTGTGGTGAAGCTGTAAAGGAGACTAAAGAAAATGGACAATCTGCAAATCACCACAATGGGAACAGCGGAACTGTGGGAACAGTTTGAGCGCAAGCCACTGGACATCTATCATGGCGTCGCAACTCGGATGAAGGATGCCGGCATTGATGATCCGCCCACCTTGAGCCGTGCGCTTGAAGAAGTTAGCCCTACGCAAAAGGGCGACGAACTGGATGCCTTTGGCCGCTTGATGTTAGAGGCTGGCATTCGTTCCAAAAGTGATCCGGTTAGCGGGTACTGGGCGTCAAACGCTGGTGAGTTTTACCGTAACGCTGGCACGAAAGCGCTTCTTGGCGAATTTATGGCGCGCAACTGGCGCAAAGTGTCGCATGGCATGAGTGAACAGCGCGCTATCTTCCTGGGGAATGATGGCATTGCTGGCAGCTTTGAACGCCCCTACAGTGATGCAATGGGCGTTCGTCCGACACAGCGCATTGCACCGGCCATTCCGCTATCTGAACTCGTGTCAATGACTACGGGCATTGATGGCGATACCTATCGCAGCTACTACCTGACCTATGACGCTGCCGCCTTGCGTCGCTATCGGGTTGGTGAGACTGCCGACATTCCGATTGCAAAACTGACTGGCAGTGATAAGACCATTCGGCTGAAAAAGTACGGTCGTGGGTTGCAAGCGTCGTATGAAGACCTGCGCCGAATGCGGGTGGACAAACTTGCCTTCTACATTCAGTGGATGGCGCTCCAAACAGAGATTGACAAAGTTGCTGCTGCACTTGATGTGCTCGTGAATGGCGATGGTAATTTTACGCCACAATCGCACAACCTGACCACGTTGGACAGCACGGCCACGGCTGGCACATTGTCGTTAAAAGGCTGGTTGTCCTACAAGATGCAATTTGCCAATCCGTACGCGATTAGCACGGCATTGATGCAAACAGCGGTCGCCTTGCAACTGGCTCTGTTGAATACCGGCAGCGCTAACGTTCCATTGTTGGCCATCCCCGCCGGGCAAGGCGGGTTAGGCACCGGCTTAACGCCGATCAACACGACCAATGACAATGTGCGCTATGGATGGACCAGCGATGCGCCAAGCCTGAAGATTGTTGGCTTTGATAACCGTTTTGCGCTGGAACGTGTTACCGAGATCGGTAGCGAAATTAGCGAGATGGAACGCTATATCACCAACCAGACGCAAATCATGACTATGACTGAGGTCGAAGGTTACGCTTATGTGGATCAATACGCAGTGCGTATCCTTGATGTAAATGCGTAGGAGGCTGATCCATGGTTGAGTTGATTACTGTGATGGCAGCAAGCGTCAATGGCAAAGTAGCGCTCTGGGAAGTAAATCCAGAGCACCCAGATGGCGAGGTTTACATTTCCGGTGACGGGCGTTCGGTGCAAGTGGCGCCAACGGCGGCTGTACAAGGCAAGTTGCGCAGTGGCGAATTAATCAAGGTGGTAACTGAGCAACCAAAACCAGATCCTGAGCCGATAGATGGCTACAGCACTTTGTCAGCGGCTAAGATTATTGAGTTAGCGCCTACGTTGACGGATGAACAGAAAGTCGCTGTATTGACCTACGAGGCTGCGCATAAAAACCGTTCAACCGTTCTAGAGGCGTTGCAATAATGGCTGTCACGCTGAAATCGTTTGATCTGCGTCAACCAGATGGTGAGTTAGCTGATTCGCTGTTTCCCAACGGCGATTTAGACGAACTACTTGCCGCTTGGTTGGCGCAAGCCATTGCAAAAGTCGAAGCGAACACAACCATAGCAACGGCTAACCATAATCTTGCCGCCGCCGCATGGGTCTATTATCGCGCTTATGGCTATGTGGGACAGCGCTTTGCTAGCGCTCCGGTTCGTGTATCGGCTTCGCTCGATGGCACGGTGGCAAAAGAGATGGCAGAGGATCAGCGGTCATTTTGGACGGCGCTGATTGCAGAGAAGCTAGCCGAATATGAAAGCTATGAAACTGAAGGCGATTCAAAAACGGCTGTCGTTCCGGCCTTCTTCGGGCGAGTACGTGCTAGTACGACAACTAACGCATTGGTGTACTGATGGCTGTTTTTTGGAATGACTTAGATGATTTTTTAGTCAACCTGTTCCAAACGGAGATGGGTGTCAATGGTAATTACACCACACTCAAAGCCGTTACGGTAAACAAAAGGATTTATGCAAACCAGATGGAATGGCCTTACTGGAACCTACCGGCCATTTCCGTCGCTTGTCACACTATCCGCTATGGCACTGGCGAACATGGTGTTGGCGCTGGCAAGCGATACGCGCGCACCTATCAATGTATTGCTGTGGGACTAGTATCAGGTCTGTCTGGAACAACTGGCGAAAACATCAAGGATTTTTATGAACGCATGGAACTCGTGATCCGTATACAGCCAGTAACAGTTAGCGTGAATGGCGTCATTACCAGAGGCACAACTACCATCACGCAGGGCTATGTTACTGAACAGATGTACACAGATGACAGCACAGGTAGCGAGAAACGTATCGGCATTGCGAATATCCGGTTTGAGGTAGAGGCCAAGGGCTAGTCATTCGCAATAAAATAGTCTCTTTTCAAAGGGGCAATCTTGAACCGCAACTGTACCAACAGAAGCGGCAAGATTGCCCCTTTTTTATTTGGAGGTATATAAATGGCAGTTAATTCACTCGTTGCCGCATTTAGTTTAGGCCAACAGGCGGCCAAAGGCACGGCGGCGGACGATTACATTACCACGCTGGCCACGGTCAGCGGGCTACAACCACGGTTTGACATCACCGAGAGTCGGCAAGAGCATCCAGGCGGTTTGGGCACTCGCGCCACGTCAAAACGTGCCGCCTCTACTCGTACCGGCTATCTGGTAGATGCGGCTGCGACATTCGTCCTGCGGCCTCGCTTTATCGGTCAGGCGCTGTTGGCAGCAGGCTTTACCGTAACGACCACTAACAACACCACCTACTATACGCATGTGTTCAAGCTGGCGACGCGTGCCACGTTCCCCTGGATGAGCGCTCTTTGGCTTCTGCCGGATGATGATGTGGCATCATTTGAACTGATCAGCACCAACATGCGCGCCACGCAGTTGAACATCAACGCCACGCCGGAAGAAGTCGCCTGCGACATGACGCTCACCGGCATGACCGAAGGCGATGCTGCCGGGACAGAAACAAAGGCTTCTGAAATCGGCATTGAAATTCTACCGACAGTCGGCACGATGACGGTAGCTGGTGTGAGCATTGCGGTTGCCAAAGGCTTGAACATGGCCATCGCTAATACGCTCAAGGAAGATCAACGCTATCTGTTTCAGGCGGCTCGTACTGACTTGCCGCAGGAATCTATCGGTGTGAGTGGCACCCTAACCGGCTCTCCGCTCGACCGGGACATCTATCGTGAAATCTTCCGTGGCGGCACCTCTGGCACAGCGCCATCATTGACGCCATTGACCGGCAACCTTGTATATGAGTTCCGCAGCGCTGCCAACATCAGCGGCGCCGCCGTTCCGTATTCGCTCAACATTGACATCAACTCCTGTGAATACACCATCGCTGACAACTCACTGCGCGCCAACCTTGCCGATGAAATCGAGCCTGAAATCAGCTGGGAAATGATTGATGACGTGACTGATCCCATCGTCATCACGCTCAAAAATGATGTAGCCAGCTACGCAGGTACCTAGTATGAAATTGACCGTTGAACGGACAATTGAATATCAGCCGGCAGAGGGGTCAGCGTTGAAGATTACGCTGACCTCCTGCAATGTTCTGACCACGGGCCGCTATGAGCATACCTACATGCCAGCGGCCCGTGACTGGTATATTGCTGCAACCGAACGCAAGCCGGAAGAGGTGGTCAAGCAGGTCAGAGATAACCCAACTGCGGTTGACGCTGAAACCCGTTGGTTATTCTGGTTAGCGGATAAGTGTTACGGCTGGGCCTTGACCATTGCCAGCATCCAGACCATTGCCGAGTGTGTCAATGGCAAGTGGAAAAAAATTGCCATTCCCGAAGGATGGTTTAATCCCGGTTCCTACATGGAAGCCTTGCCGGATGATCTAAGCGATGAACTGATGTTACAGGCGCGGGTTTGCAATCCGCATATGTTTCAGCCGACCGATGCGGAAAAAAAAATCGGAGTTCTCAAGGTCAGCTAGTCGATTCGCTGATTGCCTCTATTTTGGACGGCGAGTCGGTAGAGGATGATAAGCGCCCTAAGACACCGGAAAAGTTGTTGGCTGAAAAAGAGACACGCAAGGCCAGCCGGGAGCAGGGATTGAATGATCCGGCAAGCCTTGACATCTTCTCAACGTGGTATGCGTTTGGCGGTATGCAGCATGGCCTGTCGCCTGTGGAAGTGGCTGAAATGCCAACATGGTTGCGTGACGATTTCCGATTCCTGATTAGCGAGTTGGGTCATGAGCGCCAGCAGCGGGACAGCAAAAAGAAGGCAGAGACGCCACCTACACCCAAACGGAGGATTAGCCGCCGATGACCATTATTCTACAGGCTGACCGCAACCCCTTCGACACTCTCATCGAATTTGTCAACCGAGTTGAAAACCCTGGCAGTGGCGAACGTGCAAAAGTTGCCACTGCCATCACGCGCGGCTTTGCTGAGAATTTTAGTAATGAGCAGTCAGGTGATGGGCGAAAGTGGGAGCCGTTAGCCGCTTTCACGGTCAACGAACGGCGTGAATTAGGTTTTGCCGGGGAGCATCCGATCTTGGTGCGTAGCGGTCGGTATCGAGCCTCGTGGATACAGGCGAACGCGCCCGGTCATGTGGAAGTATTCGAGAAAACCGGTACAGGCTGGCTGATGGATGTGGGCAGCGAAGATGAGCGGGTGGAAGAGTTGAGCGAGGGTAGGCCGGGGCCATTGTTCCCGATGCCGCCACGTCCAGTATTGCCATTGTCGGCTAAGGCTGAAGCGGGTTTGGGCGATGTGTTGGACTTTGTGGTTGATGAGATTGCGAAGCGGGTATAGAGCGCCGTTTGGCTGCTTGGTCTTCGATGATTTGCTGAAAGGCGATTTGTTTGCTGAGTAGATCAATGATGGCCTGTTGGTTGGCGAGATGTTTGTCAATGCCCCAGTACCACCAGACGAGGCGACGCAAGACGAGGAACAGCAGGGCGAAAATACCGAGCATGATCAGAAGATACGCTAACTCATTAGTATTCATGGAATAACCTTTCTATGCCAGATAGAAGTTACACATACAGAGTTATTGTCGATACATCCTCCGCACGGACACAGGCGGCGGCGATTAAGCGCGTGTTTGAGCGGGAACTATCCACTATTCAAGCACAGAACGTGCAACTGGTCAATCCCGCTGCGCTGCGCAATGTACAGACGGCCATTCAGCAACAGACACAAGCCCAACAGCAGGCGGCGCAACAAATTGCCCAGACGCAGCAGCAGGTAACGGCGGCCACGGCTACACAGTCACAGCAGCGGCTTGCGGCCTCGCAGAATGAGGCCGCGGCGCGGGTACGCAATGCGCAGAGCGCTGCTGACCAGATGATTGCGCAAGAGCGGCGCATTACCCAACAGACGCTAGATGAGCAGCGTAACCGGCAACAGAGCGGCGGTCTAGGCGGCGCTGCATTGGGCGCGCTCAAGGGAGCGGCAGCCGGATTCCTCACCGTACAAGGCTTGCGCATGGTTGCCAACTATGCGACGGAATCGGCCAAATTAGACACACAGATCCGGCGTACAGAACGAGCCTTCGTGCTAATGGCAGGCTCAGTAGGACAAGCCGAGGCGCGCCTGATTGCTATTCAGAAAGCCGCCAACGGCGCTGTTGACCGCATGACGGCTATGCAAATCGCCAACCAAGCGGCAGCGCTGAAACTAGCGAAAACATCAGAAGAGTTCGGCAATCTAGCACGGGCAGCTAAACTTGTCACGTTCGTTTCACCGACCATTAAGGACATCAACGATGCGTTAACGCAACTGAGTCTATTTAGCAGCAATGAAGCATCATTCATGCGTGCTGACCAGTTGGGGCTATCGGTGCGTGAAGTCAAAGACCGCATGGCCGAACTACGGGCGGAAAATGCCAACCTGGACGGGTCAACCGCTAAACTGTTGGCGTCCATTGACATTCTCAACCAGAAGTATGGGCCACTACTGGACAGCACAGAAGCGCAGGCGAGCGGTGTAGAAAAGCTGTCGGTAGCGTGGTCAGAGTTTATCAATCAGAAAAGCGGGATCAGTTCCACCTTTGACGCCATTATTGGTGGCGCAGCAGCGGCTATTGATGAGTTGGCAGTATTAACCAACTTCGGCAGCAGCCGTGCTATTCTGTCGCTCACTGAGTCTAACGCAGCAGCGGCAAAGGCAACGGCAGAGTTTGCAAAGAATATCCCGTTTGCCGGGGATGGGGCAAGGCGTAATGCAGCAGCGTTCCAGTTTGCCGCTGATATGCTGGCGAAGCTAAACGAGGGTGTAGAAAACAGCGTACCCGGCGCTGTGGAATATCGCACACAGGCAGAAGCCATTATCGCCGTCGCAAACCGCTGGGGCGTTGTAACCGATGGGCAATTAGAACAACTACAACAAATCAATGATGGCTACCGAGTGGCGGCGCAAGCAGCGCAAGCCTATGCGGATGCCAACCAGGGCGTAGCCGATGCGCAAGCCAGGGCGCAGGCGGCATCTGAGTTTGGCAACACGCTAGGGCAGTTTGATAACGCTGTACGGCAGTTGGGCAATGTCCAGTTCAGTGGCATTGAAGGCATTGAGGATTGGCGCAAAGAGTTAGCCGACTTGCGTTCTGAGTTTTTGCAGAATGGCACGTTAACCGATGAACAGGCGGCGCGCTTTGAATTTCTCGCCAAAGCTGCATCCTCCAACATTGCACCATCGGCGGCACTGGGTCAGGCCATGCAGGATTTGGGTTCATCGTTCCTGCAAAACAACGAAGCTGCTGCTGAGTATGTACAGCAGTTGCTTGATCTGAATGCGGCACAAGCAACCGGGAAAATCACGGCTGAACAGTACGCCGTGGGCCTAGAGCAAATTCAGAGCGGGCTACAGCAAGCCGCTGACGCTGCACAGTTCAGTTTCAATGCAGCGCTGACCAAATCGACGCAAGCCATTGCGCAGCTTGACCAGTTGATATCTGCTGGGACGCCGGGATTGACCGCATGGCGCGATGAGTTGACCGGCATTCGTGACGACATCATTTCCACGGGGGCGATTACCGACCAACAGGCGTTCCGAGTCGATGCGTTGGCGGTGTCTATCGGCAATGCAGCCACGGCGCAGGCTGATTATGGATCTGCGGTCAATGAGTTGGGCAATGCCTTTTTTGCCACGAATGACCGTGCGCGTGAAATCACCGAACAACTCAACAATCTATCAACGGCTTATGCTTCCGGCGCTATCAATGCTGACACCTATGCCGCAAGCGCGAATAGCCTACGCAATGAGCTAGATTCGATTGCGTTCAATGAAACGGCCATTTCTACCACATCGCTTGACTCTTTATCACAGGCGATTACAGCGCTTGACCTAGCGGCAGCCGGTGGCGTACCGGGACTAGATACATTGCGGGACCAGGCGCTAAATCTAGAATCGCAGTTAGCGACAACGGGCCTCGTTTCGGCAGAGCAGGCAAATGAAATTGCATACCTGTCGGCTGTGGCCGATGTTGCCAGCGACAGCACCGGCCTACTCGCTGACATCAACGGCGCTCTGGGCGAAACCTTCCTGCTCAATAATGAGTATGCGTCAAGTTTGGTAGAGCGCATCATTTTACTGATTGGCGCTCACGAAACCGGCGCTATCAGCAGCGAAGTGTTTGCCGGTGCGCTGTCTATCCTGACAGGGCAAATGGTGACGACTGGCGAACAAGCCGGTTTGACTGCTGCGCAAATCAGTGCGGCCTTTGGCGAGTTACAGGCGTTCAGCGCTGCGCAATCATCCATATTCGGCGGCACAGGCGGATTCATCCGGGGGCAGCGGTTGGCACAATCCAACGTGGCCGCCGAGCAGACAAAGGAGCGGGAACGGGTTCGCATCGCCAACGAGCGGGCCGCCAAGGAAAGCGCCAGAGCTTTTAAAGGCGCCGCGAATGATGCAAGCAATGCGTTTGAAAAGGCGGCCAAAGAATTTGAGTCAGCGCTGAAAAATGTGCCTGGCTTGTTTGGCCGTTCGCAGGTCACAGACCGGCAAATGAAGCTGGCTAAGGCTGGCGTTCCTCAGAACTTCGCTGATGACTTTCTGAGACGGCTAGAAGATGAGATTAAGAACGGCGTTGACTGGCCAGATGTGTCAATCGAGCAGGCAAATGAAGCACTGAAGCGGGTTGGTGTGCAAGTCACGGATGACGCCAATCTGACACTCCAACAACTTGTAGACGCTTGGGAAAGCGGCCTACTGTTCAGTGATAAGGTGAATTTGGAGCTATTCAATGAAGAAGCGGTCAAGGCGGCAGTAGAGCTACAGGAGAAGGTAAAGCAGGGCCAAGAGAACATCACCAATTATTTCAAGGAGATGATTGGTATGCAAATTGACGCTGTGACGGGTACGCCGATTACTGGCGGTGGGACTGGTGGTGCAACTACCGGCGCAAACGTGCCACAAACGGTTGAGATTGTGGCACCAGACGAAGTGCAACAGGTGCTAACCAGCGGCAGTGTGAATATAACCACGGTCAGCCTATCCGCTACTGCGCTGCAAGATCTAGCTACCCAACTGGCGACCCAGGCGTTTGCCATCCAAATCAGCAAACTGACTATCAGCGCTACGGCCGCACAAGCACTGTCCGAGCAGATGCTCACCGACATGGGCGCGCTCAAGACAAAGCTGGAAGCAGCGTTAACGCCAACCGTCAATCCTTTCGTTGTGTTAGGGCGAGCGGAAAACTACGAGACTGTCAAAGTTGCATTAGCCGCTCTACTTGCACCGAACATCACGCCCGACATTACGCTTGATGCGGCTGACATCCTAAACGCCAACGACATCATTGCGGCACTGACACCAAACATTCATCCGGTGTTGGCCTTGACGGAAACGGAAAAGACAACGTTTATCAGCGCTGTGGAAGCCTTAGCGCCATCGGTTAAAACACGGCTCTACGCCGGCATTACCGAAATGTCCGATTACATCCTTGCCGTAGAGACAAATGTGAAGCCAGGTATTGCAACCACACTCTACGCCACGATTGAAGAAATTACGCTGTTCAAGGAGATCATCGAAACCAACGTCAAGCCGACTATCAGTGTGGCGCTCAAACTGGAAGAAAGCACGGATAAGCAGGGCAATCCTGTGTCATCTTTGCCTGACATCGCTGGCCAGTTTGCCGATGCGATAGACAAGCAGATTAGTGACAATGCCGAGCGCTTTGGGCAGCAGGGGACAGACATCGCCAGCTATCTGGCGCTCGCAGCCTACAACTATAGTTTTCCCGACGTTATTTCCCGCTATGCCGATTTGGTTGATTTCCAAATTGCGGCGAATCAGGAGCGGCTAGGCGTACAGGGTGGCAACATGACAAGCGCCATTGCCGCCGGTGCAACCACCTATGTTTTTCCTGACGTGGCGCTTACGTTCGTGGAAGCCATCGAGGTACAGGTACGCAGCAACCAAGAGCGCTTTATGCGGCAAGGCACGAACGCCATGAACCTGATTGTAGCCGGCATGAATGGCTTTGATTTCAGTTTCATTGCTACGGCGATGATTGCCGGTGTACGTGCTGGCATGGAACAAGAAGCCATCAAGACAGCATTGGGCGACGTGGGGGCCGGGGCCATGCGTACCATTCGCGACGGGCTAGAGAATGAAGCCGGCAACATCTCGTGGGCGGGCATCCTGACAGCGGCTATTACCGAGAGTGTGCTAACTGAGTTGGCGGACAGCATAGAGGGGCAATAATGGCTATGACATTCGGTGCTACATCAGTGCCAACCAACATAGAGAATCACGGTGAGGGCTATCTATTCAAGCGCCCAGATGTGCTATTTGAGGATGGCGAAGGTAACGCTGTGGTTGCGCCCTATGCCTCTATCACCTGGACATTCGATGTGATGGAACCGGCAGACTATACCTGGTGGCGTACCACTCTCTTAGGCGGTTCACGGACGGTGAAATACAGCAGCGCGCAACTCTATGACGATACACGCACGCTGACCAGCTACACCAATGCGGTGGTCTATGCGCCAACCTATAGCAAGATTTCCAATAACTGGTATCACGATGTCGTGATTGAGATTAAGTATATAAAGTGATATGGCTGATTATTTAGAATTTCGGGTTTATATCGGGCCACACTATAGCCATTACGACTGGTCTACAGTGAGTCTGGGCAATACCGGCTCGCCTGGTTCCGATACCGTGACCACCGGCACACTGAACAGCGGTGGCACGTCGGTGTCAATGGCGCAACCGTCGTTCTTCCCTAGCGCCGGCGGCGCCTTCATCGGACCCAACGGCACGGGTGAGGCGTGGGAGTATTGCAAATACACCGGAAAATCAGGATCGTCATTGACCGGGCTTGTCCGCGAGAAGATCATTGGCACTGAACATAATGGTTCGCATACATCTGGCGCTACCATTCGGTTCTGGTGGCCGCTTACCAACGACGGCACGCTGAATATATCGGAAACGCTAGATGATTCACTTGGTGTGACCACCTGGACGGCTACATTGCAAGGCGCTTTATTCCCTACAGCGGCGCTGCGCAACGGCCACATCTGCCTGATTCAAACACGCACGGCCACAAGCGGAACCTGGACAAATGCGCTAGTCGGATTCATCAATACGCCATCGGTGGAAGATGAAGCGAGTAAGGAGGCGCGCTGGAACGTCAACATTGTTTCCATTGCCAGCATTCTCGAAAAGACGCGCGTCGATGGGGTGCGCGTGGGCGAATTGAATGCAGCGGCGCTGGGCAGTGCAAGCGCATCTAATACACTGACCATTCCCTTTGACGAGCGCTACAATGGCGAATACACAGCGGCGGCGCCTGACCTGTCGGCACAATCGGCCATTGACAACAAGCTCAACACGCTGTGGATCAGTGAGATGTTTCATGGCAGTGATAATCTACCGGCCATGAACAGTGACCCAGAGAACAACGGACAACTGAAATTTAGCCAAATCTATATCAATCCACCAATCGGGACGGCTATCCCACGCTGGTTTGAGTTGACAATGGTCCCTGGTCAGCCTGTCGAAGCGTATGCGCTCTATGCTGCCAACGGCGGCAGCAGCTATTTTGAATGGCTGTGGGGTGGGCCTGGGTCAGTCGAAGCGGAAAGCCGCTTTATTTTTACTGAGGATATAGAACTATTTCAGCAGTGGAATCCCTTGGCTGAATATGCCGCCATTTATGAGAATGCCGCTTTTTTCGACTATTTGCCGGCAGTCGGTGGCGAGATGTGGATTCGCTTCGGACTCATCAATAGTTGGCGGTCACGAGTGCGCTATGGCAATGGCAACGGCTACATCAACCATGATGAAGCGCCTGACCGCACATGGAGCGGAGCGGCGATAACGGCACCAGATGAAGGCGAAACCATGCGCTACATCTACACGCCGTCTGGCTCCCCGGCAAACGCTGCTGACTACTGGGTGACGGATATGGTGCATCACGCCGGCTATCAGTTGGATGAGGACAACGAATCTTGGCACATGGTCAGTCTACCGGGGATGGGGTTGCTTCTCGAATCGGACATTACATCGACTGTGCCAGGGACAGGCGAGCTGCTGCGCATTGTGGACGCCTCCGAGAATCCGAATACGGGCGGATTAGATGATAGTGGCGTCCTGCAAATTGGCAGTGAGCAAATCAGCTACAGCAGTAAAACTGAAAATGGTGTGATTGTGGGCTCACGGCACTACGGCGGCACGACTGCGGCCACGCATACCAAAGGCGATGCAGTCTATATTGTTGCTGATGGCCTTGCCACGGATGCGCCGGCGCTCACCCGAATCGAGTTGGCGTGGAACGGCTCCATTATCGGCAAAGCGTACACGATGTACGTGAGCAATTTGCCGACAGATCCTAGACAACCTGGAGCGGCCAACTGGAGCGATGATTGGGAGAATTTCAATACACTGCTGACCAATACCAATAATCCGCAAATTAACTACTGTATTGCTATCAGTCGCATTAAGCACATTTTGATTGTCTTTCAGCAGATGTCTGTTAATCCAGCGCGGGCGCGCTTGGCTGAACTCCGGGCCATTCTGGACGAAACCAAATACGGCGCTGATGCTGCGCTGCCGGCGAATACCGTAGCCGGTGACCTGCTCGAACAGGTGCTATTGAATGCGGGCATTCCGTTGGCGGCCATCTCGCACAGCGGCACGCCGGCGCTTAATCAGGTGCAAACGGCGGCTGATAACGCCTGGCTAGTTATCAGCGATTATGCCGATTTTGCTGGGCTGAAAGTCACGGTCGCCAGAGATAGCAAAATCAGCATTACACCGTCAACGCTGTGGAGCAGCAGTCAAACGACCACGTTCACATGGGACAGAACATCGGCGCGTAAAATCAAAAAGACGTGGAGCGATGGCGAGGGCGTGTCACAAGTTGTATTACCGTGGCGCGCGCCGTCGGGTGAGGCGGAAGGCAAGGCGCGCTATCCAGAAACACAGAATGCTATCGGCTCACCTTATGAGCTTGAGGAGTCGCTATACAACAGCGCAGCAGCAGCGGCCATCGCTGCCCAGCGGCGTTACTACGTGCTGCGCTATCCGGCAACCGTGTTGATTGACAGTGCTGCAAATCAGTTATCTATGCGCCCTGGGGCGATTCACAAAGTCAACTGGCAAACCACTTTTGATCATTCGACGCTCAACCGGCCGTACATTGTCATCAAAACCGACCATCACGTCGAAAAGCGCATCGTCACGACAGCCGTTGAATTGCAGCAAATTGAACATGCGGAAAATACCTAATGGCAAGAGCATTTAACGTTGCATCTAAGCGCATCAGCGCAGAGCGAGTCAAGCGCAAACTGGATAACCGGTTTGTCGGCACTGAAACCGAGTACACCGCTGCGGGGTTTGGCAGCGGCGGCGTGTACATCGCTGGCCGAGTCTACAACAGTAATGATGTGGGTGTTGGCGTTGTCAAAAACATCGGCAGACCGGCAGCGGCATTTTACGCCAGTGCGGAAGGCGGCGGTGGGTCCGTTACCATTTCGGGCGGCGGAACATCCTCATCTGGTGGCGGCGGCACTGTTGACGGCGATTATCTCCTACGTAGCGGGATTCTGCCCATGCTCGGCAATTTGGACATGGGCAACCGAGCCATTACCAACGTGAGTTTGGTTGATGGACGCGATGTGTCCGTTGACGGGGCTGTGTTGGATAGCATTGCCGGAGCTTCCCTGTTGGCGCTTGCGGTCAATGATGCGCTGACCAACGAACGGGCGCTCGTCCTGTCGAACGCCTTTTCTGTGACCGATGGCGGCGCCGGTGGCAATTACAATGTAGCGCTGGCCACACCGGGAAGCTTGTCGGCTACATCCAGCAACAATGCCGCAGGTAGTCATACCCATGCGGTTGACGCCAGTGACAATCCTGGAGCGGCGGTGTCACTGCTCAAAACGGCGGCTGATGGCAATTTAACGCTGGCCAAATTGACCACGCCACTGATTACCACAGCGACCAACATCGATTTGGTAATCAATCCGGCTGGCGCGGGCGCTGTCCAATTTCCCAATGATCAAAAGTTGCGCACAATTTCATTTGACAGCAGTTTTCCGATTAACGGCTGGCAAATCAACGAGGTCGAGGGCATCACCGGTTATA